CTCGGCAGCGGATGCGCCGAAGATTTTGCATACAACAACGCGCTCGATCATGCAGCGGCTGCAATTCGTGCGCGCTCTAACGCTCCGCATGAGGGGCCGGGCGCGGCCTCATCGCGCACGGTCCCTCTCGATGCGGTTGTTGGGCGGCAGACGGAGGAATGATGACGAACGAAGAATGGTACGACGCAGAGATTGCGCCAGCCCTCGCCGAGCTTGCGAAGCGGTGCCACGAACGCGGAATGGCATTTGCAGCGGTCGTTGAGTACGCGCCGGGGCACCGCGGCGGAACCTACTACCTGACGGAAGACGCCGGCCTGGAAATGCGGATGCTCCACATTTGCGCGCAGACGGTGCCGAACGTGGATTCCTACGTGCTCAACCTCATGCGCTTCGCAGAGCGCGAGGGAATCGACACTTCGGCTAGCTGGGTGCTGACGCGGTGACGCCCAACGCTGATGTAAGGGGCGACTGACGGCGGCCGAAGGCCGCTGGCAGGCGTCCAGCGACCGAAGGGAGCGAGGTTGAGCGTAGGGTTAGGCCTACGGCGTGTAGACGAAAGGAAACGACATGGCAGACGAAGAGCGGTACAAGCGGTTCATGGTCTTAGCATACGACCAATACTACCCGGGCGGTGGAACCACGGATTGCAACGACTCGTTCGATACGCTCGAAGAGGCAATTGCAGCGGCAAAAAAGATGCGCGCCGACTTCAAGGAGATTCTTGACCTCGACGAGCGCCGGGTGGTTTGGGAAAAGACCTAACGCCTGAATTCAGCGAGCGGCGAAGCCGTCCGCTGCCATGACTGGTTCGACATCAAATGGAGAACGACATGCACATAAACGAAATAGCTGCACGGCAGTTTGATTGGGTGGAGCGGATGGGCAGGAACAACAAGACCGTGCTGGAGGCACTGGCGTTGATTGCCAGCGAGGTAGGCGAGGCCGTGAATGAGTGCCGAGGCGAAGTGCCGACCGAGGACTTTGCCGAGGAACTGGCCGACATCATCTTGCGCACTGCCGACCTTGCACAGTGGCAAGGGATTGACCTCGCGGACGCCGTGGAAAGCAAGATGGCGAGTAACGAGCGCAACGGAACCAGAGTGCGGCGCATTTGATGTCGAACGCAAAGTAGACGTGCCACGAAAAGCCTTGCCATTGCTTGATTGTAGCCGGCCTGCAAAGCCGTGTACCTCGGTTCGATTCCGGGTCGCGCCTCAAAATAATCAAGCACTTACGAGAGACTCAAAACCTGATATACACTCTCGACCACTGATAAACCACTCAAAAAAACACGGTTTGCCACTCCGCAACGGCTTATCGTGTGTATACAAAATGGCGACGAGTCGGGCTAGGGGATCGCGGTGGGAGTTCTGCATACGGAGGAAGGGATTGCTCCCGCGTCCGGTATGGGTGTCGTTCACGACCAAGGACGAAGGCGAGGCATGGTGCGCGCGCGTCGAGAAGCTGTTGGACTCCGGCGTGATACCGGAAGAGTTGTCAGACAGGGCGAAGCCGCTGACAACGATATCGCTGGCCCACGAGCGATATCAATCGGTCGAACCCGTATCCTCGGCGGATGAATCCTACTGGCCGGTCATCCTGAAACGGTGGGGCCTGGCCCGGATAGGGACGATTGATTACGCATGGGTCGAGACACAAGTCGACCGATGCAAAACGGAATGGAAGCTCTCTCCATCCACCATCCGTCATCAGATTGGGGCGATGGCCAGACTATGGGACTGGCTGCTGAAACGCAATCTCGTTCCAACAAATCCCTTCAGGGCGTTACGTAGAGGCTATGCCTCGGGCGAAAGAAAGGACGTGGAGAGGGACAGGAGATTGACCCGCGATGAAGAGGTCAGGCTGATTTGTGTTTTGGAGGGGGAGTTGTTGTTGCTCGTCCTGCTGGCGCTGGAAACGGGCATGCGTATGCGGGAAATGTATACGCTGACGACCGATCAGGTCGATAGGTCGAAACGGACGATCTTTCTCGACAAGACGAAGAACGGATCGAAACGCCAAGTTCCACTATCGTCCGTTGCCTTGGAACTGTTGCAGGATATCGATGGTGAGAGGGTATTCCAGAACATCTGGAATGGGAGTCTCGATCCGCTTAACCTGCGGAGAACCACAAGCAATACCAGTGTCGCCTTTGGTCGTGCGGCAAAGTCAATCGGTGCGGAGAATTTGCACTTCCACGACCTGCGCCATGAGGCGACCTGCCGGATTTACGAACGCACGAACCTGTCAGACTTGCAGATTAGTTTGATAACCGGGCATAAAGACTTGCGCATGCTCCGCAGATATGCAAATCTTAGGGGAAGCGATCTGGCGGAAAGGATGTGGTAGGCACGTTGTCCGCGTCGTAGTAGCGGTGGAATAAAAACCCCGCCGGAGCGGGGCTTGGTCATCTAGGCAGGGGTGGCACCGATTTCCACCTCTCGTACTTACCCGGCTATTGCTAGCCGACATTGACGCGGCACAACCTAAACAACACTTCCCGTCACATTTGACAAGGCGATTGCATACTACAGCATAGTCAGCGTGCGCGCAACCGATCAGGCAATCCCATGTTTCATCCTTATTTATCGACAAGCGCCCTTGATATAGTGCTGCAACCATAAAACCTGTGCGGCGTCCTGAATCGCGTTTAGCTCAACTTCGGAGGGCGCGCTTTCTCCGGGACAAGCGGGAGATTCAACGGTGGCTGCATGAGTGAGGGCGGCGGTGGCGGTAGCTCCGGACAGGGCTTTACGATCACGCTCGGCTTTGCGCATCCGCTGATCGCTATCAGCACGAATAACGCCAACAGCAGCAGCCCAGCCGTTCGCAGTGTCCGCAATGACTGCTTGTGCATCTCGGAGTCTTTTGGCATTGATGGACTCCGCTTGTGCCGAAGCGAGATCAACCTGTAGCTGGAATGTCCGTAGCTCATCTTTTGCCCCTTGCCAGAAGTTGTAAAGCATGACGTTACACAGCGCCGAGACGGCGATGACCACGGCGGAAATGGTGGCGAGGGGTGGGAGAGTCATCAGAAGTTGTCCTCGTAGAACTTGCGGAGAACTTCCTCCAGCTTCTCGATGCTGAAGTCGCCACCTTCGCCGGCACAACCACCCTCGGCGCGACCGATCCAGACTTTCCCGTCCTCGATGCCGGGAGCGATAAAGAACGCACCCACAAAGATCGACTCTTCGCTGCGGTAGGTCATGATGGCTTCCTCTCCCCGGTTTCAAAGGCTTCCCGCCCGTCCGCCGCGTTATGGATGACCACGTTATCCTCGTCGTCAAACTCTGGGTGACACCAGCACGGTTCCCCATCGACAACGTGCTCGCGGAGGTCGTGCAGTGGATAGACATGATATGGCTGCGTCATTCGTCACCATCCTTTCCTTCGCCCCATCCCTCATGTTTGTGGAGGAACCACTTGCACCGTTCCCCGGTCAGCATGGGGTGCGCAAGCTCATCAGAGCGTAAATGGGTAGGGAGTGCGTGATGGGCGCACTCGTCCCGCTTGAGACAGTGCGCGCCGGAACATCGCTTGAATGGCCAGTCAAGCATTGCGGCACATCCGATATTCGGACTCACGGCGCTTTACCAGACCGGAAAGAACCTTCCCGCCCGCACGGTTCCATTTCAGGATTTCGCTACAAGCCCCCTCGTAATCTCCGGCGTTAAGCTTCTTGACCAGCGTCGACCGACAAAACGCCCCTGTCCCGATGTTGTAGGCAAGGGAGACATAGGCATCGAATTCGTGTTGATAGAGTGGAACTTGGATGCAGGCGGATATCTCTTGCGCGTGTCTCTCCGCGTCCTGCCCGAGGCGGATCAAGGCTCTTACCGGGTCGATGCGATCTCCCGGCTTGACACCAGCGGTCGAACCGAAGCCGATGGTCTGCACCCCGACTCCATCATCGTATGAGTCTCCGCGATAGCCCTCGAAGGCGGCTATTCCGATCAGGGCCGCAGCGGATAAGGTTAGTGCGGTGCGGCGGATCATTCCTTGCTCCACGCCTTCTGTCCGACGTTGCCGGCGATGTAAATCCCGACCGTGCCGAGGACAATAGTCTTGAATGTATCGGCATCAATGACGAATTCTGACACCAGCCACGTACATGCCACCAACGTAGCGAAAGCAAGGATGAACTTGCGCGAGGCGTATCTAGTCATCTTCACGCTCCGGACAGGTAATGCACTTATGGTTCTTGTCGGCAATGCGTCGCGCTATCTGCAAGTGCTGGTGCTTGAAATAGACCGTGACAGCGATATTGAGGATCAGGCCGATGGCTGCGACGAACAAACCGCCGTAAGCCGCAATCTCGTTCGCAGAAAGTCCAGCGAGAAAGGCAAACAACCCACCCCCATAGGTTGCGGCAGCCGTGGTTTTTGTCAGTACGGGTTCACTCATGGTCATATCTCTATCGTGGCGAATGGACGGAATGAAAAGCACACCGCCTGCGAGCCGTCATAGACATCATCGGGCGGCATCCAGTGCTTGTAGGCTGGCGCATCCACGCCGTAGAGCTTGAAGCCGATATAGCCGGCGCGATCCATGAAAGGCCACTTCCACGCCACGAACGGTAGGATGGGTAGGCGAGTGAAGAAGCGGATTACATGCTTTGGATAGTCAGGGCCGAACCACTGACCCCCGAACGGGTCGCACACGTCACCGGAGTAGAGGCGGACGATGAATCTGCGCCCGCCGAGTTCTGGCAGGGGATCGACCAACGGCCTTTCGTGGTCGTTGCGGTAGTAGCAGATGACTTTCACAGCGTCGCCGCCAATGTAAATAGGTCGTCGAGTTGCGCGTCAGTCAAACCAAGCGCGATGGACAGAGTAGATACAAGCGGGTTTCTGCGTTGCACTTCGCCGGAAAACTCCCATGCAATCTGCGTTGCCTCGTCTGCGGCAACGACGGCGGCATTGACCGATGCGAGCATGCCTGTTTGCAGCAGGGCAAGGCGGGCCTGACGCATGGTGACGATAGATGGAACCGATACAACCAGCGCATGGCGCAACGCTTCCGCTTCGGCATCGGTGATCTGGACAACACCAGCAGGCAGCAGATGCGCGAATTCATCTGACTCAATGAAGTGTAGAGAATTATCTGTGGCTCTGTAGTGCGGCATGCTTTTCTCCTATCGGGACTCTAGCCACGCGGAAGCTGTCAGATTCGAGACGGCGGGATTCGCGTTAAATGAATATGAAGCACCAACAGGTATAATCAACGACATGCCGACCGGATATCCGGAACCGTTGGCGTAGTTGGATGGGCCATAAATGTTGTTACTGACGCCGTTTTGAGTTACCGTGACATAAGAGGCATTCCCGCCGCCAGAGGACACATACGAGGAAATTGACAATGCCATTGGGCGGCCTGTTATGTTGTAGTAGGTCGTGCCAACTGATCGACTACCAGTTACGTCTTGAAACGCGCCGTAACCCAGCGACTGCATAGCCGTCATCGCGTTTCCACCTGCGCCCTGAATCGTGCTTGGCGCAGTTGCCCATGTTCCCGCCGTCGCCTGTGTCGATTCGATGTAGCCGATCACGCGAAAAGCGACGCTGCTGCGAGCCGTCATCGAGTAGATGACGTTGGCACTGTCCGCCGCTCCGGCTCCACCTTCTGCTGTGGTTGAAATCAGCGTCGTTTCGTCGAGGTTGTTTCCGCCAGCGATATTGACGGCCGCAAGCTCAATCGTGCCGGCGTTGTTGACCGCCAGAACGGCAATGCGCGACTGCACGGCATTGACTGTGCCGAGCGTCGAGCCGCTGCTGATGACGAGGTTCGACGGCGTGCCTGTGACTGTCGATACCGCCCCGCTGCCAAGCGTGGTCGAGCGGAAATCCAGCGTCAAGGACGATGCGCTGATGGTAAGCGCATTACCGCCGACAGATGCGCCTATCTGCTGAATCTGCGCCGATGACGGCTTGTCTCCCCATGTCCTGTCTCCGAACAGCACCTTTGTAGCGTCGGCAGTTCCAGTACCAAGCGCGGAGCTTTGAACCGCTGCGGTAGTTGTTCCTGTCAATGTGGCTGCATTCGTAGCATTCGTCGCGTTCGTGGCGTTCGTCGCGTTCGTGACAGTTTCGCCCTTCACCACTGCGTCAGCCTTCAGGACGGTCTTTAACAGCCGAACATGGTTATCCAGCGTGCTAGGGTAATCCACCCCGCCGACCGGGTTGGTTTCCACCAGTTCGCTAATCTTGGTTGCTGTTTCGAGTCCCATTGGAGTCCTTTCGACGCCTCACGGCGCTGGAAATAAAAAACCCGCCGAAGCGGGTTGTGCTATGCTGAGGAGATGGATATCTATTCCGTGATCGGTGTTGCGCTTGCGCCGTTTGCTGCTGCGCTAATATTTGGTGTTATCGGTGGCGGTATCCGGCTTGCAATAGCCCGTTACATGCCGGATTGCTGGCTAAAACGTGAATTACTTGTTGAACGCTTCGAGACCCAATACAGTGCCGCCAACCGGCGCATAGCCGAGGAGGCCGCCGCCCACCCTCGCGGCTACAGGGACGTTATAGACAGGATTCGCCAAAGCAGATTGCATCGCTCGTGAGAACATTGCCGACCTTGCGGCAGGCCCTCCAAGCAGCGGCAACAAGCCTAATGCGGCATATTTCGGGTCTCCAGACATCCCGCCACCGGCTCCCAAAGCTCCAGACAGAATCCACTTGAGATTGTGCGCGTCTGGCGTTCCCATCGTATTCCCTGATTGAGAAACCTTCGGGAAGTTGTTAGAGAATGCGCCGATTGTCTTGAGTTCCCCGGTCATTTTGTTGCCGCGCTGGAACATGCGACCGATGGCCTTGGCGTCAATCGTCCCGCCGCCTTCGATAAGAGCGGTTTCCACATCATGGTTCTTCGCCAGCGCTATGCGGGCATCGCGGAATGCACGCATTAGATCAGGCTTGTTCGCCTTGAACAGCGACGACTCGATTTCCTTCTCAATGGCCTTCGCTTCGCCGGAAAACTTCTTGAAGTCGTTCAATGCCGCCCGCGTCCCTTGCCTGCCATATTCACGCCATGCCGCGTTCGCCTCTGCTCGCGCCGCGTCCAGTGCATCAAGTTTCGGTTGCAAGCCAAGCCCGGCAATTTCCTGATACGGCTTCTTGATGACATCACGCGCAGCTTTCAATGTTTCCGGCGTGATCGGGTCGTCAGGCATCAGCCCTGCCGCCTTGCGAGCAAGCGCATCCGTGACTGCCTGATTCTTGCTGGAAGCCATCTGCTGAGTGGCGATCTTGCCTCCCATGCTTTCCAGTTGGCGGTTAACGAAAGTCGGATTGACTTCTCCCGGAGGGATGACATACCCGGCGTCCACAGCCTCCTTGATAGTCGAATCTATCGGCGCATGAGCAGACTTCTTCGCTGCCATGTCGGCAGACTTCTTCGCCATCCATCCGGTTGCCTTGTTGGCCACTGCCTGACCACCAGCAGCCAATCCAGCACCAATCGTGCTATTAGCAAATCTCTGCCCTTCCGTGTTTGCCGGCTGCATTCCGCCATATGTCGCCCCGATGCCAGCAGCCATAGGCACAGATGGGCCGCCAGCGGCGAATAAAGGAGTCGCTACTGCAATATCACCAGCCAACGCACCGACAGGCGCTTCTTCGCGGATGATCTCTCGTGACTGGCTGGATGGCGATGGTTTCGCGTCGCCCGGCAAGGCAAATCGACCATTCGTAGATAGGTTATAGAGTTCGCTACCCTTAACAAGCTGTTTCGCGCCTTCCACCAGATTGGTGAGCGCAGTTCCCGCCCCGGCGATATTCCGCGTCCCCCAATCCGTTTCCTGTAGCACTTGGCGCAGCGTATCAGGGAAAGCGTCTTTGCCGATCTTGACGGGTGCCGTATCACCAGCGCCGACTATTGGCGCATCCTGCCACCTGGTTGATTCCTGCCCAACGATTGGAGCGTCTTTCCAGCCCATTATGGCTTCCTCCGGCGCTTGCCGAACGGGTCTATAAAC